TACCCAAGTATCAAGCAAAAAGAGTGTATCAAATAGTGAGTAAGAAACAACAAAAGTACAAAGATAAGAAGAATTCACAGGCCAAATTGAATAAAACAACAGTGGTCACACGAACAATAGTTGGTGGAAAAAAACGAGTGCGGACGGAGCCGCACCCGGTGATCAAAAACCCCCTATAGATCACACTAATATTTAGGGATAAATACAGGAGAATAACCGATATGAAAATAACCAGTGAAGATACAAGTGAACAAATTAAGTTGAGTATCAAACACAGTTTAGTACTGACAAATGCTATCCTAGGATTGGCATTCTGTCATTATGCGGTGTATTTGGTTGCGAAAGTATTCACAGCCATATTTTAAGCTACTGAAGCGTAGTATCAGGAGTTGGGACAATGACAAAAACAACAGACCGCAACCCCAAAGGTGCGGGTAGAAAGAAGATCGAACTTGATACAGATATGTTGATCAAGTTAGCAGAATTACAATGTACTCACAGAGAAATAGCGTATGTTATGAATTGTAGTGTGGATACATTAAAGCGTAATTATGCCGACCATATAGACAAAGGATACGCACAAGGCAAAATCAAGCTAAGACGGGCTATGTTCCGTAATGCTGTAGAGAATGATAACGCCGTGGTGCAAATCTTTTTGAGTAAAAACATACTTGGATATCAAAATGATCCTGCTTTGAAGGGTGAAGATAATGATATCTTACCGTGGGAAAGCGACGATAAATAAAGTTAAAAGGGACACCAATAATGGAAGCCAAATTAACTGTAAAGCAACAAACACTGAAAAACAGTAAAGAGATCACAGAAATCAAGCGTACACTAACAAGGCTTGAAACAAATCATATTCATCACATTGAAAAAGATATAAAATCGTTAAAAGATATCACAAAGGGCACCGAGCAAAAGCTATGGTGGATCTTGAGTATCCTGGTTGCATCAACAGTAGTTGGCGTTATGGGTGAAAGAATATTAAGCGTATTATAGGGAGTACTATTATGTCAATGCATAAGAAAAAGAAAAAGAAAAAAGGTGGAAAAAGAGGCGGTAAGCGTAAGTAAAGCTGAATGGACCAACTATTTCGCAAGTATAGTAAGTGTGTGTCCGTGGAGCCAAGCGTATTGGGCAAAACAAAAAATAGATGTTCAAGAATGGCGAGGATCACAGAATATAAAACCCCTAAACGGTTATGTAGCAAGAATGTGGATTCACAAGAACGCAAGTGGTCGGACATTGTGCAACATAATGAATAGAATGAACGATCGAAGACAACACGAAGAATGGTTGTATTCATCACCACAATACGGCGGACACAGTACACCTGTTCCGGTATTGATACAACAAGACCTTGCAGTATTAAATCGTGCAAGACAAAGCAACAAAGAGTTGCAAAATAAGGAGAAATAATTATGCCAATGTCAGGTGGAAATCAAGTCACAATGCTACCATCAGGTTTAGAATTAAGCCGTGGTACTATTGACAAGCTTGAATTAAGAGGAACAAGTGGTATCAACTCTGCAGTAGGAGCAAGTTTAGAGACGATCTGTACGCAGGGTGGTATTCGTAATTTATTAACCAGTGCTGAACAATTAAAGATTAAAAGTTCAAGCACTGATGATACAAACAGTGGTTCAGGCCACGCAAGAAGAGTCAAGATCAAAGGTATTGATGGCTCAGGAACTGAAGTAGAAGAAAATGTAAACCTTAACGGTACAGCCGCGGTCACAACAGTGAACAGTTATCGTCATGTAAATGATATATTCGTAAACAAAGTTGGATCAGGCGGTGATGTAAATGCAGGTGCAATCAGCGTGAACAACAATGCTGATGATACAACATTATATCAAATAGCGGCCGGTGAAGGACAGCAACAAAGTGCAAGTTATGCTATTCCAGCAAACACAAATGCATATATCACAACATTTATGATGAGTGCCACAGGTGGAGCACAAGTGAGTATTTGGCTAAACAAAGCACCAGATGTAGCACCGTTTAAACAAGTGTTGACAACAATCGTAGGTGATGGTCAAGGTGTCACATACAACCTACCAAATCCTTTCCAAATTCCAGCAGGCGGTATCATTGAATTCCGTGCTAAAAGATTGGGTGGATCAGATGTAGCAGTAGCGGCAGACTTTCAGTTAATTTTTGAATCGACAAATTAATGCCGAGACCAACAGCACAAATGAGAGCCAATGCTAAAAAAGCGTTAGCTTTGAGAGACAAGGCACCCGCGAGTCGTAAGGGTATGACGCCAGTGGGATTAGCAAGGGCAAATCAATTTGCAAAAGGCGAAAATGTAAGTATGGCTACGGTTGAGAGAACATATAGTTTTCTTAGCCGTGCCAAAAGTTATTACAAGCCAGGAAGCAACACCCCAGGTACACAAGCGTATTTAGGTTGGGGTGGTAATGCCGGATTAAGTTGGGCAAAAAGGATATTGAAAAAATGAAAAATATCACTGTGATAATAAAGAATGTATGGTACTTCATAAAGTGTGAATTACCTGAATTAATGAGCAATTGGAGACTGATTCCAAGACTATTGATGGCATTGTACACATATGCTTTCTATAGTACAACACAATGGTTTATGGCAATGCCAGAACCCACAACAGCACAAGCAGGCTTCGTAGCAACCATAGTGGGAGCGGGAGCAGGATTTTTTGGGTTATATGTGGGAAGTGGAAAAATAAACAAACCCTCGGATAAAAAATAATGGCAAAGTACAAAGGATCACAATGTAAAGGTAATTGCGGTGGACACAAAGCCGGAGCCGCATATGCCAGGCGTGGTGGTCGTACTTTAACATATAGTAGTCCAAGTTTTAACAAGGGTATGAGGATTGAACAAGCGGCAATGAAAGCCAAAGGTAAAAGAACTCGTATGGCAATAAACAAAAGAATAAGTAAATAATACAAGAAAGGACCCCCTATGCAAAAAGAAATAGTGTGGCGACACCCAGATGAGCTGACGCCATATAATAAAAATCCAAGAAAAAACACTAAAGCAGTAAAGCGAGTAGCCGATAGTATACGAGAGTTCGGCTTTAATCAAGACATAGTTGTTGACAAAAATGATGTTATCGTAGTAGGACATACACGATGGAAAGCCAGCAAAGAGTTGGAATTGACAGAAGTACCAGTATTGGCGATGCCAGACGGTATAAGTGATGAAAAAGTACGAGCATATAGAATAGCTGACAACAAGTTGAATGAATTAGCAGGTTGGGATGAAGATTTATTAACAGAAGAATTGGCTGATTTGAAAGAACTCACAGGTGATATTGAACTCACAGGTTTTAAGAGTGAAGAGCTTGATAAGATGCTGAAAGTGTCAGACGATACATACACAAAGAAGATAGATACGCCATTGTATGAGCCCAAAGGTGATAAGCCAGAGTTGGATCACTTGTATGATGATCATAGAGCTCAAGGATTGTTGGACAACATAGAGAAGAGTGAATTACCAGCAGATATAAAAAAATTTTTAAGCCTTGCGGCTTATAGACATATTGAGTTCGATTATGGGAGAATAGCTGAATACTATGCCCATGCTGACAAAGATACACAAAAGTTATTTGAAGATAGTGCGTTGGTTATAATTGATTTTGATAGAGCAATAGAGCTTGGTTATACTAAATTAAGAGATGATATTGCTGACATATACTTGGAAAGTGCTGATAACAATGCGTGATGACTTTGCTGTATTCATACTCACTCACAAGCGACCAGACCGTATTTACACCAAGCGTATGTTGGATAGATTTAATTATACAGGTCGCGTTGTTTATATAGTTGATGATCAAGATGATACTGTTGATGAGTACAAGAGATTGTATGGTGATTCAGTGTATGTATTTGATAAGTTAAAAGCCGCAGAAATCACAGACACAATGGATAATGAAACACATCAGCGTGGTGTTGTATTCGCACGAAATTGGTGTTGGACAATAGCCAAAGAGTTGGGGTTGAAATACTTTATGGTATTGGATGATGATTATAGTAGTATACAGCATATCACAAATGCTGAACATAACAATAGAAGCCGTAGTATACAATTAACAAATATGGATAGATTATTCACAGCAATGGTTGAGTTCGTTGAAAGCACACCAGTACTCACATTGGCAATGGGTCAAGGTGGTGATTATCAAGGTGGTGGTGGATGGGACAGACCAAAGCGTAAAGCAATGAACAGTTTCGTGTGTGCCACAGATAGACCATTCAAGTTTAGTGGAAGAACAAATGAAGATGTTAACGCATATGTACGATTGGGTCACAAGGGCGATATAATGTTAACACAGATGAAAACCAGCATTATACAGAAGCTAACGCAGTCTAATGAGGGTGGTTTAACAGAGTTATATTTGGACACAGGTACATATGTTAAGAGCTTTTTTAGTGTTATGATGCACCCTAGTGGAGTACGAGTAGCAGTATTGGGTAAAAAGCACGAACGATTACATCACAGAGTTGATTGGCGAAAAACAGCACCCAAGATATTGAGACAGGAGTATAAAAAGTAATGCCGTTGAGTAAACCACAACAAAAGATATTTGATGATAAGAATCGCTTTAGATTAGCTTGTTGCGGGCGGCGTTTTGGAAAATCCTATTTGGCAATATGGGAAATGGCTCGTGCCGCAAGATTTCCGAATCAAAAGATTATGTATATGAGCTTGAACTATAGACAAGCAAAGAATATCATATTGGAAGATTTGAGAGAACAGTTGGTAAAGAGAAGATGGGTTAAAAAGATCAATGAAAGTGATTTAACATTGTATTTGGTTAATGGCAGTACAATCACATTGCGTAGTGCTGATGCCGCGGTTAGTATTCGTGGTAGCCGATATGATTTTGCAGTTTTAGATGAGTGCGCCTTTTACGATAGAAAAATTTGGACAGATATAGTGAGGCCTACACTATCGGATAGTGAAGGTGGTGCGTTGTTTATTAGTACGCCACAAGGTATGGGTAATTGGTTTTATGATTTATGGATGGAAGCTCACAAGTTGGAAGATTGGAGTGCGTATCAATACACAACATTGGAAGGCGGACAAATTAGCTTGGAAGAAATAGAAGCCGCAAGAAGAGATTTAGACTTGGCAACATTTAAACAAGAGTACGAAGCCAATTGGCAAAGTAGTGGAAATATTATATTTTATGCATTTGATAAAGATAACATAGAAAAGTTCGATGGTGAGATTCCTAATCAAATACATATTGGTTTAGACTTTAACATATCAAAAATGACGGCTGTAATTGCTGTAAAGTATAAAACAGGATTGCATATAGTTGATGAAATAGTGTTGCGTAATACGAACACAGATGAAATGTGTCAAGCGATAAAAGAAAAGTATCCAGATAAGATGATATTCATTTACCCAGATAGTGCCGGGGCGCAAAGAAAAACAAGTGCGGGTGGTAATACAGATCACACCATATTACAACAGTATGGATTTAAGGTAATGGTAAACAAAGCAAATCCATTAGTAAAAGATAGAATAAATGCCGGCAATAGATTATTGTGTGATGCCAATGGTAATAGAAACCTATTCATAGAACCTACCTGTAGAGAAACAATCACAGCTATTAGTAAATGGGAGTACCAAGCAAATACAAACATTCCTAAAAAAGATGCTGAAAAAGGATATGATGGTGTTAATGATAGTTGGAGTTATATGGTGTCATATCTGTACCCAATTAAGCCGGAATATGCTGAAAGAACGGTAAAAAGATACGGTGCGTGGTAAAAAAACCGCGAACTATATAGACAATCTATGGTTGACAACCTACCTAATCAATATATATTAATAGTATAAAGACGGTGCGCCAAATTGTCTTTATTTCATTTTTGATCATTTATTAAATGATCCTTTCTAAACCGGGAGTAGTTAACCCGACTAACCCACAATATGAAAATATTGTGGGTTTTTTATTGGTAAAAAAAGGTTGACACTCTACCTAATCAATATATATTAATAGTATAGTATAAAATAATTTATGCTAAAACATAAAAAAGGAGACTAAAATGTCGAAAAGAAAAATGCACCCTATCGGGTTGAACTTCGTTAATACGAAATTGTACAATGTTGGTACAAGTGATTCACATATGAATCTTTATCCATTACCATATGATGATGCTGTGGATATGCAAAAAAATCACGCACCGAATGAGACTGTAAATGAACTCACAGATCTTGAATATGCTTGTTTTTACCTATTCACTGGTTGGGGTATTAAGAACAATGCCGATGTGAGAACTAAATTGCAAGAGCTGATCGATGCTGGTAAGACGCCTAGAGAAGCCTGTCAGGCTTGGGTTGATTATAATGAAAATTTAGTTAATTACAAATCTATTCTGGAGGCATAAGATGAAGAAAGTATATGAAACTCATATAATTGATGAGGATGGACCATACACTACTCAATTTGAGACAG